TCGTGGGACAGCTTGGCCCGCAGATTCTAGGGCTCGGCACGAAGCTCGAGGATTTACCCGCCTACATCGGCAAGAAGATTGGCATTGATGCTGACCTGCTGCGAACTACGGTTGAGCGTGATGAGTTGGCGCAAATGTCGGTGCAGGGCGGCATGGAAGAACAGGGTATGCAAGAGGCTGCATGATCGAAAACGTCAAGACCCGTAAGGGTTGGGCGGCGTTGGAGATCGAGCCGCCGGGACAATCGAAGGAAAGCGCGGCCAAGGGACGGGAGATTGCCTCACGTTTCCATGAGTGTTTCCGCAGCGACGCCGGTCAGTACGTGCTCGACCGGCTGATTGCCATCACCCTGTTACGCCCCATTGTGACCCCAGCCAGCAGCCAGTTTGATGCCGGCATCCGCGAGGGACGAGCAGACATAGTGCGGCAAATTCTGACGCAAATCGAAACAGCAGAAAAACAGTAACGAGGAAACCCCCATGACAGATGAGCAGGAAGTAGAAGCAACCGAAGCCGAACAGCCGGAATTGGCCGCCGAGGCTGTGCCAGGTGATTCCCTGATTGATGCCGTTAAGGCTGGCGATGACCCTACCCAAGAAGCACTCAGTTGGTTTAAGTCTGAAAAATACAAGACGGTCGAGGACCAGGCCAAAGCATATGCCGAGCTCGAAAAGCGCATGGGGGCATTTAGTGGTGCCCCGGACGATGACTATGCGGTGCCCGAGGTCGAGGGTCTGGATGCGGGTGTTATGGAAGGTAACCCGATGATCCAGTGGTTCAAGGAAACTGCCCGCGAGGCCAACATCAACCAGGACACCTTTGACAAACTGGTGGATGGGTTCCTGCGCACGGAGCAGCAGATGATCTCGGTCAACCGGCGCCATGAATTCGCAGCCTTGGGCGATAACGCAAAATCACGGCTGACCGACCTGGCCGATTGGGGCCAGGGCAACCTGACTGCCGAGCAGTGGGAGGTATTCAAAGGGGTGGCATCTTCTGCTATTGGCGTGGAGCTGTTGGAAAACATTATTGGCAAGACTCGAGAGGCTAAACTGGCCCGCGACCCTGCGGTCACGCAAGCCGGCGAGCACACCACAGCCGAGGAATTACGCCAGATGCGCTACGCCAAAACCGAAAACGGGCACCTGCGCATGAGCGTAGACCCCGAATACAAGAAGCAGGTAGATCGCGCTTACCAGGAGGCGTATGGCACTGCCGCGTAAATTCTTGAAACACTGATATTGTTATGGATACAATGTGTATCTAGGTAGGTAAAGCGGTTGCGGTGGATACCCTGCGCAAGTAGGCCCACAACGTAAACGTGTAACTATCAGCTCTAGGAACGGACACCTCGATCCTTATCGAGCCCTGACCGGAGTCGGATCACACGGCACGCACGCCGTGAGCGTTCGGCCCGCGCAGCGGACACCCGAATGTCGAAAGGCGCCAGGCGTAAGCCCGGCATTTTTTAGGCATTGATGAGGATCATTCACTATGTCCGTAAATCTGTCACCCGTCGCGGTGACTCAGTTCGACGACGACGTTAAACACGCGTTTCAGACTGCTGGGTCATTACGCGACACCGTAACAGTGCGCAACGGTGTTGTCGGTGATATCTACAAATTCCGCAAGATGGGTAAGGGACTGGCTAACCAGAAAGCTACCCAGGCGGATGTCACACCGATGGACGTTTCGCATTCTCTTATCACTTGTACGCTCGGCAACTGGAATGCGCCGGAGTACACTGACATTTTTGATGCTGCTGAGGTCAACTTTGACGAGCAACGTGAACTAGCACAAACCATTGCGGGTGCGCTAGGTCGTCGTGTGGATCAGTTGATTATCGACGCTCTAGCTGCCGAAGCGAGTCCGGCGGGCACTATTGTCCACGGTTCGGGCGGTATGACTGTGGCGAAGGTGGTCGAGGCTTCCAAGCATCTCAACGACAAAGGTGTGCCCTCGGGCGACCGGCATTTTGCAGTATCTGCTGGCGGCCTTGAGGACTTGCTGAACATTTCCACGGTCACCAGCTCCGACTACAACAGCGTTAAGGCGCTGATGTCCGGCGAGCTGAATACCTGGATGGGTTTTGCATGGCACATCATCGAGTCCCGCGACGAAGGCGGCCTCCCCTATGCGGCAAGCACCTGGGAAGGTTTCGCATGGCACAAAAGTGCTATCGGCCTTGCGGTTGGAATTGATATCAAGACCGAAGTGAATTACGTTGCGCAAAAGACCTCCTGGCTTTGCAACGGCGTAATGAAGGCCGGTTCGGTATCTCGTGACGGTGACGGTTCTGTATCCGTCAGCTACCAGTAGGAGTTAAACATCATGGCATACGCATTAAGTGGTTTACAGCAGTTGGGCCCTGGTGGGAAAGCTCCCCGCATGTGGGTCTATTCGACAACCGACGCGATTGCGACTGTAAATACCTCGGGGTATTTCAACGACGCGACTGATCTTTTGCAGGTGCGCGATATAATCTGGGTGTGCGATACCAGCACACCGACGACCAATATCGTCAGCGTACTTTCAAACGCATCCAGCGTGGTTGACATATCCGACGGCACCGCAATCTCCGAAACCGACACCGACTAATCGGATCGGGTAATAGGTTCCTCGTTGTGGGGGGACACAACCTGGAAGGGCAGGGGTCTGAAACATGGCCCTTGCCTTTTCTTTTTCTTTTTAGGAACTAAGTATGCCGACCAGTATTTCGATGAGTTCCAACGCCCTGCTGATGATCGGGCACGGCACGATATCGAGCTTTACCGAAGGCGGCTCGGGAGCGGAAGCGGCCTCCAATCTCTACGGGTCCACCTTTGAAGCACTGCTGTGTGCGCATCGCTGGCGTTTCGCATCAGCTAAAAGCCAACTCAGCCAGTTCACCGATACGCCGCTCAATCAGTGGACTTATGCCTACGCTCTGCCGGCCGCGTATTTGATGGGCATCCTGGTCTACCCTGATGTCGATTTTGAGATTTACGAGAACAAACTGTATTCGGACTCAAATACGGTGGCCCTGGATTACATCTTCAAACCCGACGAGTCACGGCTGCCACCATATTTTGCCAAGACACTCGAGTATGACCTGGCGTCACAGTTTGCTATTCCGGTGACCGGCAACCGATCACTGGCTGAGATTTACACGCTGAAGTTTGAGAGTCAGTTACGCCGGGCGAAGTTCGCCGACTCTCAATCACGACCGAGCGAGGGAATCATTGATTCACCGTTTATCGAGGCGCGAGCCTAGTGCCAAGACTGCGGACGCTGCAGACAGCATTTAATGCCGGTGTGCTCGATCCGCGCCTGGCAGCACGGACTGATGTAAAGCAGTATTTCCAGGGCGCCGATACCGGCACCAATGTCCTGGCGCTGCCGCAGGGTGGGTTCAAGCGTCGCCCAGGCATGGCATACAAGGCAACGCTGGGCGCTGAATCGCGCCTGTTTACCTTCAGCTTTAACGTCGAGCAGACCTATGTGATGGCGTTCCAGAACAACGCGATCAAGGTATATATGGATGGTGTCCTACAGGCCACCGTAACCACGACCTACACCCTGGCGCAGTGTAAAGAGCTCTATGTCACGCAGTCGGCTGACACAATGATTATCGTACACCCGGATCATCAGCCGGCCAAACTGGTGCGCGGAGCGGCGCACACAAGCTGGACCCTTTCAAACATCACACTGACTAATATTCCGCAGTTTGATTATGGCTCGGGTGATGAGGATGTCTGGAGCGGAACGCGGGGCTGGCCCAAGACGGCGGCGTTTTTCCAACAGCGGCTGTGGTTCGGTGGTGCCAAGTCGCGACCGCAGACCTTGTGGGGGTCGCAGATTGCTGACTATTTTAATTTTGATGTCGATACCGGGGAGGATGACGACGCAATCGACGTAACTCTCGATACCAACCAGATCAACGGTTTCGTCGGCCTGATGCCATCACGGCACCTGCAGTTGTTCACGACCGGCGGCGAGTTCTATATCTCATCGAGTCCGATCACGCCCGGCAACATAGCAATCAAGAACCAGACCCGGTTCGGCTCGAGCACCGTGCCGCCGGTCAATATTGATGGCGCAACACTGTTCCTTGACTACGGATTGAGTTCGATCAGAGAATTTCTATTCAACTGGGAGGAGGACGCTTACACATCAAACAGTGCCACACTGCTGGCGTCCCATCTCATTACGACTCCGGTTGACATGGACTCACGCCGAGGCACGGCAAACGAGGACGCAAATTATGTTTATGTTGTCAACTCCAACGGGGATATGGCTGTGTTCAACACGCTGCGCAACCAGGGTGTCGCGGGATGGACTAAATGGGAAACCACCGGGGATATCGAGGCAGTCACCGTAGAGGGCACCGAGGTCTGGTTCGCAGTCAAGCGTTCCATCAACAGCTCCACCGTCTACTACCTGGAGCTGGCTGATCCCGATACCTATACCGACGCCAACCTGGCACAAACGCAATCCTCGAGTGCTTCAGTCACTGGCCTTGCACACCTTAATGGCGAGTCCAGCCGGGTGCGGGCTAATGGCGCCATCATGGATGACGCGGCCCCATCGGGCGGCTCTATCACGCTGGCGCGAGCTGCGACAGCGGTTGAGGTCGGCCTTGATTTTGATGTCACCGTGAAGACTATGCCGATCACCTCGAACTTTGAAAACGGTTCAATCCTGACTGAAAAGAAACGGCTGATCCGTATCGTGGCGGACCTTTACGAATCACTCGGCGTCTATGTCACAACCTCGGCCACCAGCTCGACCGTGCTATTGCCTGATCGGAATCTGGGTGAGAGCGTTCTGGATGATGTACCGGACCCCTTTACCGGCATCAAAGAGGTGTTCCTTAACGGCTGGGACCGGTTGGCCCAGGTCACCATCACGCAGACAGACCCGCAGCCGTTTACTTTGCTCGGCCTGGTCGTCGAAGTGGAGGCGTAAACGATGGTTGCGTGGCCTGCTATTTTTGGCGCTATATCCGCCGTTGGTTCTATTATGAGCGCAGTCCAGGGCAGTAAAATGGCGGACGCAGCCGGGGCGCAGGCTGATGCAGTAGCAGCAGCCGGGGCACAAGATGCGGCGGCACTCGCAGCTTATGCCGGTCAACAGGATGCGTATGCTGGCCTGCATGATGCCTACGCAGCAAAAGCCGAGGGGGCAGTCAAGCGCCAGGCGAGGCTCAATTATGAGTATGCGATGCGCCAGGCTGGTCTTGAAGAAAAAGAGATACCACTACTACTGTTGTCGATTGAGCGAGAGGTAGACACAGAAGAACGAGAAGCTGATAACCGTGAAATAGCTCGACGCCGACAACTAAACGGTGCACTGGCGAGCCAGGTAGCACTACGCACTGCGCAGGGGGTTCAAGCTTACGATGGTAGTCCGCTGGCGATGATGGGGGCGGATATCAAGATGTTCGAGCGTGACCAGGCGATAGATGCCGGCGAAACTGCGCGGCGCATTATTGATAAAAAATTCTTCGGCAGTGAGCGTGCCAAGCTGATGGTCGACCGGGTATCACTGCTCCGCTATGGCGCGGACATCGGACTTGAAACCGGCCTGG